GACGATTCAGTCAACATTAATGCTTGGACAGATGCTCCAAAGTATCTAGACGAACACTATGGGGATCGCGCACGCGAGCAGGCGTCATACGAATCCGATTGGGGTTAATATGTCTGTATATCCGGATATAGCAAACATTAGTATTCATCGTCTGGTACCATTCTTTTGTATGTCATCGTACCTTTATTACAAACAAAATAAATGCGTTCTTACAGACGGTGACTTCGATCTTTTATGCAAGCGAATGTTAGAAAACTGGGATGATATTAAGCATCCCCACAAATATAAAATACGTAAAAAAGATCTAGAAGCTGGTACCGGTTATGCAATAGTCTATACTAATATGATTGTAGGATCTGCAGAGTCTTGGTATAATGCTTGGGAAAAGGAGTGCGGTAAATGAGTATGCATCTTGTCCGTGGTATGACTAGTCTTAATACTAAAAAACGTAAAATGAAAAATGCACCTGGCTTTAAGAAAGCTTTAGAAGAGCATAACAAATGGCTTCGGAAAATGGGTGTTCATCCAGATCAACTCAAAGATAAGGATAAATCAAATGGCTCGAGTGTTCCGAATTATGCAGAAACACGTTTCAGCGTCCCGACGTCGGACGTCATTACACCCATCCAGGGAAAAACAAAAGCTAATGAATACTCAGGCGAATACATCATCGGTCTTGCCACTCTTCACAAGTCAAACACAGTACCGGTCGGTCGAGGAGATAACCCAGAAATATACGCAAAAATGAGGCGTGGATGAAAATAGGGGGTTTACATTCCATTGAATCTATGGTAGAATGCTTGTATAATAAAATTTTGTTGAGGAGCAAATATTATGGCTATTAGAAAAAAGCAAAAGAAAGTGGTACCAACACGTCGTCGTTTCGGACTAAGTGCTGTACCAATTGAAAAAGGCTTCGATCAGGTTCTATATTATTTTCAAACTGAAATGTCGAATTCTGATATATCTAAGATACTGAAAAACTATCTTAAAGAAAAACATAAAAAATCTGCTAATCTACAGTATATTATGTCTTGTCCTGAATATCATTTCTATTCACATCCTTCACGTGCAGCAACAGCCTTCTGGCTGACACATGCTCCGAAGAAGGATGACGATGATAAGTCTAAGGCTTATTCATCGGGACTATCAAAATGGACTTCTGAGATGATTTCCCTTGGTAAAGAAATTTACCAGGATAAGCTAATTAAAAAGAACGATTCTGATGCACGTCCTAGTATTTCGCCTATGGAAAGGCTTAAGAATAAGATTAGTAATACTATTATGCAGGATCTTCTTGAGTTAGAAGATCAATGGATAGACGGCGAAAAAACTACTATCGACGTTTATAGTTTATTTAAGAAACATGGTTTGGCAGGATCGGCAACATTGCCTGTCCGCCAGGTGATTGAGGGATGGTTGGTAGATTATGAAGATGCTTATCATAAGCGTTGTGATGATGCCGTCGAGGGTTACTCACATTTGAAAAGACCCGAACTCAATCGCCGCATTAAGTCCTGTCAGGAAATGCTCCTCGATCTTGATAGGATTAAGTCTGCTGCCAAGGCACAACGTAAGACGAGAGTCAAACAGCCTAAGGCAGCAGACAAACAAGTTTCAAAGGTACAATACAAATCTGAAGATTCTAATTTTAAATTGGTTTCAATTAGTCCTATACAAATTATTGGCAAAATCAGATTGTATACCTTTAATACAAAATCCAGGATGCTTACCGAATACATTACACAGAGTGTTGGTGGATTCGAAATTTCTGGTACTACAATTAAGAATATCGATACTGTGAATAGTCGAACAGTTAGATTACGTAAGCCTGATGAATTTTTACCAGGTGTTCTAACTAAGACCGTTAAGCAAATCGATACCGAATGGAAGAAGCTTACCACTAAGACAACTATTCCAAATGGTAGATTAAACTCAGACACAATCCTATTAAAGGTATTAGATAAATGATTGAAGATAACTTTTTGACTAAGTCAAAATTTACTAAGCTTATCGAAGCAACAGTAATCGAAACGAAATTATCCTATATGGATACTATCTTACATCTTTGTGAAAGGAATGAAATTGATCCTGAAGATGTAAGAAAATTTATATCACCTATCATAAAAGAGAAATTAGAAGCTGAAGCTATGGCTTTAAATTTTCTTCCAAAAACAAATTCATTGGACTCAGCTTTTTTTGAATAGATCGATATATAATATGTTTACAAAACAACGAAAATACGGTATAATAATTCAGTTTAATACTTCAGCAAATACAAGGAAATACAAATGACATTCGAAAATCTAAAACGTAATCGTGACCAAATCCAGAAACTAGTACAAGCAGCGGAATCTACCGGTGGTGGTACTGAAAAGAAATCATATACAGATGATCGGATTTGGAAGCCAACCGTAGATAAGGCAGGTAATGGATATGCAGTACTACGATTCCTCCCAGCAGCAGCAGATCAAGAACTACCATGGGTCAGATACTGGGATCACGGATTCAAAGGACCAACTGGTCAATGGTATATCGAAAACAGCCTTACTTCTATTGGTCAAACTGATCCAGTCGGGGAACTTAACTCGCGCCTTTGGAACTCGGGTATAGAATCTGATAAGCAGAAAGCTCGTGATCAAAAGCGTCGTCTTCACTATGTAACGAATGTTCTTGTTCTTCAAGATCCTTCTGCACCACAGAATGAAGGCAAGGTATTCATCTATAAGTTTGGTAAAAAGATCTTTGATAAAATCATGGATTCTATGCAGCCAGAATTTGCAGATGAAAATCCTGTTAACCCGTTTGATTTTTGGGAAGGCGCAGACTTTAAATTAAAGATCCGTCAAGTCGAAGGATATCGTAATTATGATAAGTCTGAGTTTGCTAGCCCATCTGGTCTATATGAAGGAAATGAATCCCAGTTGGAATCAGTTTATAACCAACTACATGATCTCAGTGAGTTTACGGATCCAAAGAACTACAAAACGTATGATGAACTAAAAGCAAAGTTAATGCGTGTTCTTGGTGAAGAATCAACTGCAGGTGCTTATACTATTAAGCAGGAAAACATGATTAATGAACCTGTACCAGCACCTCAGCCACGTATGGCAGAGCCAGTAACGGCAGAGCAGATTGATACATCTGGTGATGAAGATACTATGTCATATTTTGCACGATTGGCAAATGACGACTAATTAGGTAAGCCAACCAATTAGGCCTAGTCGCTGAATAAGATTCGGACAAAAGTTGGTACACAATAAAGGAGAAAGACTACTTCGGTAGTCGGGGATTAGGGAGCTTCGGCTCCCTTTTCTTTTAGTGGGATAATAGCATATCTGATGCATCAACCGGGCTTTGTGCATTTCCTGGAAGAGAAAATCCATTTGTTGTTGACGATGTCGATGTTGATGGTGCTAAAATAATTGGCGCGGATCCGCCTGGTCCAGGTGGGACTGCCGATCTTAATCCTTGAACGCCTTCATACTTTTCTGCCCTAATATTTGTATCTGGTTTTAATACAAATTTCCCTTTATCATTTTTAGTATATCCAGCATATTCATATACAGAATTAGGAATACCCATAACTGCTAGTCGCGTAGGATCATACCATGCCCGTTCAACGTTCGGGTCAGGTAAAGTGTTTCTTAAGATATATTTTGTAAGTCGCTCAGACATACTACCAACACTAGCAGTAACTTGTCTAATTTTACTAGTAGGATTAGCAAATGCTTCTTTAAAGAAATTCTTTACTGCTTCCCATGCAGGATCGACCAATGCAGTTAGGCTAAACTCTTTTAGTTTTTTCGATGCATCTTCAAATCCTAGTTTATCAGCAAACCATGCCGGCAATTTAATAAACAATAAATCTATAGCCTCTGTAAACCCTTTAATAACTCCTTTTATACCACCTTCGATCCCCGATTTAATTCTATCTAATAATTTTTTATTATCCCCTTCCATAAATCCATCATAAAATCCTACAAAGAAATCAATTGCAGAAATAATAATTTGGAAAAATGGTCTAAGCGCAAATCCGATTATCTTTTTAAGAGGCGTTAAAATAGGATCAAGTGCTGATATAATTTTTTGGAAGAATCCAATTATGCCGCCGCCGGCCTCTCCACCACCTAATATCCCCTTTAAAGCTTCAAAATTAACTGTAGGGAAATATTTAGTAATAGAACCTATTTTATTAGACAATCCATCAAAAAATTCTGTAATAGGGGCAACTGCTTTTGAAATTCTACCTTCACCTTCTGTATTGCTAAAAAGATCTGTAACCGGTTTTAAGAAATTTGATATAGAGGTTCGAATTGCTTGTATGGTCTTTGAAAATGATTTAACACCCTCTGATGTATCTACGACAGGTTTACCATCAACACCTAATCCTAATATTCTATATAATCCCTGTAAAAAATTGTTAGGTATATTTTTAAATAATGTTTTAGTTTCATCTGGAATAATTAAAAGATTTTTAAGATTTCTACCAAAGGCTGCTATACTTTTCCCAAAATCTCTAATGGAATCAATAAATGTAGTAAATCTAGTGTTTAGTGCCTTTCGGGTATCATTTAGACGTTTTGCAATTTGTCCTATTCTTAATGCTTTAATTGCTGCATCTAAATCTGTCAACGATGCCACAATGCCTGCTACGGTAGCTCCTATTGCACCAAGACCCGTTAATCCGCCAAGTAAACTAAATCCGCTATCTCCACCTGTACTGGATTTTGGCTGGGGTATTGCCGGTAACTTTTTTTTGGCTTCTCTTTGTGTTTCCAAGTTCTTCAATTTTTGCATGCTCATCATACTGAAGAATCTATCAAATCTTATACCGATCTTAGTAAGCTCAAGTCGAGTGCCTTCATGACCTAACTGATTTTCTATATTATTTTCTTTTAATTTTTGAGTTACGTCATCTAGAGTTGCCATTATACCCGTCCCTGTTGTTCCTGCCTTGCTTGTTCTTCTTTCAAATGGTTGATTAGCATATCAAGATATACTTCTCTTTCCCATGGTATCATATGGTCTATCTCAGTCAACGAATAGTGATAATGGTGCATCAACTGAAAATTCGTCCTATAATAATTTACAAGTGTCTCATGAGATAGACCTATGAGAAAAAACTTTGCATTCCTTCTACTACAATATTGTTTTGATGATTACATTTTTTACAAGAGAAAGCTACATCATGTGTTAGCTTAGGCATTTTTTCTACGTATTCTCTTACCTTAGTAAATTGCTGATTGTTCATAGATTCTATAAAGGAATCTAATTCTTGAGCAGTTTGATCTTTAGCAGAGAATCTTTCTTCATTTGTTTTTATAACATCAATACTTGATCTAATTAATCCAAAGATTTGATCTACACTTGATTCTGAAGAAAGAATATCGCCTCTAACAATACTATCGAAGGTAGGCCATTTCATTTCAAGAGAAATCTGGTTATCCAATTCGATAGTATTAGAGATGTCTGGTACTTCTATTTCTACATCATCAATATTTAATGTAATATCATTACTAGATTCACATTCATTACATTTCATAACAATAGTCGATGTTTCACCTACGCTTTTAGCTCGTATTTTTAGAAACATATATTCGATATCAAATGTAGTTAATCTTGTAGTATCGATATCTTCAGTTACACAAGCTTTAATAGTATCAATTACTGTATTCAGAATCTGTTTCTGATCATCAGATTCTAAAGCCATTAATAAAATCTTTTCCTCTTTGACTAAGAATGGTCTAAAGCTCACACTTTTTTTCATTGATGGTATAATTAAATCATAATTTGGGGAATCATTTAATCTTGGTAAAGCCATTATGCACTCTTTCTTTTCCACACGTCATTCGCATTTACACGAATCATTTTTTTATTTGTTTCATTCTTATTTGGGTTTTCAATAGTTAGCATTACATTTTTGCCAGCATGCCATGCATTTACCTTTGCAATCATTTGTGCTGTACTACCAACCCATTCTTTTCTTGCTTGTTTACTCCATTTAGGATCTTGGGATCTGCGTTCTCCCTTAGAAACCTGATGGGCTCTTTGTCTTTTCTTTGCCATTTAAATCACCTATCCAAAATTTAAGCCACCGCTTACGAAGTTTTGTAGACCAGCCTTAATTGGTCTCCATTTAGTATAAGATAGATCTACTTGAAGTTGTACTAATCCATCTAATTCATTTGATAATTGAACTGCGCCAATTGTTGTTGGGAAAGCATCTTGTAATTCTACGGCATATATTGTACCTCCACCAATTTCTAAATTACCCTGGAGTGGACCAATATTAGCACTGAAACCTTTTCTAGCCTTTCTCAACTGATGTATCTTTACTGTCTTAGCATAATCCTGTTTATAACCTACTTCACCTGTATCCTGATTCAATACAAGATCTGTCCAGGCATCAAAATATGTTTTAATACCATAATCATTCATCAAGTAAAATGTTAAGCTAACCTCTTGAACTGCATATCCATAGGCTACCTTTTGAAATTCCATACCGATTCTTCTATCTGTTGTAAGAATCTGTTTACCAGGCAATGTAGCATTTGAACATAAAATATTCATTTCTCTACTAGTAGGATTACCTGTATTTAAAATTCCTGGTATATTTGGTATTGATGGTAATAGATTTGCAAGAAATCCTCCTAGTGCACCAAACCCACCAGAGCCAACTGGAGGTAGCTCAACCAAAAACTGATTTGCTTGTGCAAACCCAAGCTTTGAGGTAGCAACAGATTTTAGATCGTCAATTGATGCCATTACATCTTCCCTCTTGAATCTCTATAAACAGTACCTGAACTTGCCTTTCTGAAATCCTGTGTCGGAAGAAATGTAGCAATTTCCCATTCTGGTTTATCTACTAAAGCAAATCTACTTTTTACATGTTTTGTTAAATATCTATGGATAGTTGGCTTAATAAATTTCATAGGTAATTCTCCTTCACCCAATAAAGCATCTAAGGCTTTAGCTCTGAGTACAGGAGGAAGATAGTGTAAATTTAAGCCGTAGAATCCACCCTTTGCTGGTCCCATCATAATAACTAATGGGAATGCATCATAATAGGGTAAAGTATCTTTATATTTTGGATCATAGAAATACATGTACATATTACCGTACGGTGCTGTCTTTGGTCTATTCCTTAATGCAATTTCTTCTTCTCGCATAAGATCAAGACGATTTACGCGCCCGAGCGCGACGGCCTTTTTACGGAACCACTCAATAGACTGTTTAGTCCGTGGGGTAATACCAGCACGGAATGCCTCGATTTCTAGATCTTTAAATAAGTTGCTCATACGAGTATTTATATTGATTTATTCAATAAATGTTAATCCTTCCACTCTTTAGGTGCTGCATTAACATTCTTTGGTGGCCTAACACGAGGCTTTGAAATTTTCTTTTTCCTATATGGTGCTGCTTTCTTTAGCGGCTTTTTTATTTTACCAGGCATCGGTTTAGCAAGAAGTTTCATCTCTTGCAATTTCTTTTCAGTCCACACTTCAAAAGTCCAGCCACGATCTTCTGCATATTCCTTTGCAGCTTTCCATTTATTCATATTCTTAACATAAGTTAATCCTTCATAGATATACTTCTTTGTACGTCTTTCACCTGAAGGTGGCTGTGTTTCTTTTTCTGGTTTAATTTCAATAAGTGTGGTTTTATTATTTCTCCATGTGATTTTAAGATCTACAAAATATCTGTGATATCTTTTGTCAACATCGTAGAAATAAGGTATAACTGTTTCTTCGGATTCCCAGCTTTTTACCTCTATATTATGATCACACCATTTAAAAACTTTCCTCTCCCATGAGGATCTGTATACGATATTAGCCGGATCGCCGGCATACTTATCTCGATTAACGACTTTATATCTTCCTGAATGTGCCATAATTCCATATAAATAAGATTAAACTTTCTTATTATCTATAGGACTTTTAAATGGCCGATACCTGGGAAATCAATACGAATAGAATCACCAACGCTATTGTACAAGACAATACTAGACAACAATCTAGTAGTTTGTTGAAAAGTAGCACTGTTATTTCATACCCTATTAAAAGGGATGATGTATATCAAGGAAGAATCAGATTTACTGTTAGAAAAGCAAAGGCCCTTAACCCTGGTACCGGAGTTAATAAACTTTTAGAACTAGGTATTTTTGATAACCTATTCGGTTTAGCAGGGGTTTCGAGAAAAGGTAAAAGCGATGAGGACGAGATACGTTTTAATAATTCAGTAGATCCGGGTTTATCTGCGGAACAGGAACGACAAAAACAAATTCAAGATTCCAAAGTTGAAGGTACCGAATTAACAAAGACATTAGCTGAAGGATTTAAAGGCATAAAATATACACTTGATACAACAGCAACTATTATTGA